TGCATCAGGGTTCTCTGCAAGGTAATTTTGTACAACACCCATAGCAAAAAAAGTTTTACCTGTACCACTTTCACCTGCTAGTGCAGTAATTTTATTAGAGGGTACACCTCCATAGATTGAACCACTAACAAGAGCATTAAAAATATATGATCCCGTATCAACAAATGATTCAATGTCACCTACACCGCCTTCAGATAGAAGACCTGCGTATTCATTGTCAATTTCTTTGACAATTCCTTTTAAAAATGATGAAGTCATGCAAATAAGAATTCTAAATTAGATACTTTCTCTGTCTCCCATCCTATCACATTTGTGATGATTCGTAAAGGGTCGAGAAATGCTTTTTTAAATTGGGCATCACGATCTATCTGCCCTTCCACTCCCAGTTCACGAGGGAATGTATTAAGGAAAGAGATTACATTTTCATTATTAACTTTGTTTGGTCGTCTAAGATAGATATACTTTATTTTTTCACCCTCTTGAACTAATGGATACTTGTACTGGAGTTTGTTCTTTGCGATATAAAAATTATAAAGCAAAGTTCCACGAACATGTAGAGGGGTGCCCTTTGTATACACGGTTCCTGACGCTTTAAATTTGCGTAGTCCATTTACAGACCTCGGAAATGCTATGTCTTCAGGCGGTAACAAATTGAATTCATCCTTGAATCTATCTATAAAGGATAATAAATCGTTCTCTGTACCATCCATCATAATATTAATAGCATCCTTAATCGCTTTTCTGCATGGTGCAGGTGTAGAAGATTTGACTGCTTCAATCCCCATCATTTTTAGCTTGGGTTTGTTATATCTTACACCCTCTGAGTCCCAAACATTGAGCATATATCTTTTCTTTGCTGTCCAGATACCACTCGATGCAATGTTCTCACGTTTCATGATCATTTTCTGGTCATAGGCACTGACGTACTCTGCCAATTCTTCGTAAGAACTTTGAATATAAGGTTCAAGTTCCACTTGACAGATCTTATCAAGGAACCGCACAATGCTTTCATCAGTTTTTTCTCTCCCCTCGTATACAGTCTTGACCAGAGGACCCATATTGAGGTAGATACTATCAGTGTCACTAGCAATAACATAATCTTCTCCTTTAGTTTTCAATACCTTATTAAGGTACACATTCATTTTGTTTTCAATCCATCTGATACTGAACTGGCCACCATAAGTAATAGCTTCAGCATTTTTTAGATTGTAATATCTAAAATACTGATTGCCAATAGCACCATAGGCACTGTTTAATTGGATCTTACGTGCCATTTGTATATTATTAAACTTGCTAATATCTTTTTCTAATTTAGCAGATGGGTTTCTCTCATAATCATCCTTTGCCTTGAGCATTTTTTTCTTATACAACGTTCGTTCATCGTATATTTTTTGCATAATCTCAGGTAAAAATCCATGTATATCTTTGCGATATTGTGCACCATTAGGTGCTACACAATATTTGCCATCTATCTCAACTTTCTTTGCGAGGAGTTTATCAACGGTAGCAGTTGGATGTCCTCTTTCAACAAGGGTTTCTGGCGAGATGTTGTATTGCATAATGAGATGAGGATACAGAGAATTGAGATCAAAATTAACCACCCAATCATAGCGTCCTGGTATCGGTTCCTTGACATATGCTCCTTCGTACTTTTCGTTTTTGTCAGATCGTTTTGCAGGTGGAACAACCACACCTTTATCTTTAAGAAAATTATAGATGATAGTGTCCCACATCCTTACCTGATAATATACATCTCTGATGTTTACCTTGGCATCATATGCTAGAGCAATAGCAAGCTCTATCAATTTCATCTTGTCCTCTAAACGAGATACAAGTTCCACGTCAATGATGTTGTAGTCAATAAACTTTTGCCAATCTTTTGTATAGAAATCTTTGAAGTTTTCAAACTCACTGTGATCAAGTTTTCTTTGACCAAGTTCTACAAATGCAATATGATCTAGTCTATATGATTCTTGGTTAGTATAAGTAAATTTTTTATACAGATCAAGATAATCAACAACGTTGATCCCATACATGTTATACAATATTTGGTTACGACCTTTTATCTCCATCTCTTCTCGATGCACAATGCCCCATGGAGACATTTGCTTCATTTCTTTCTCACCAAACAACCTCTCCATACGTCCACAAATATATGGTACGTCATAGAGTTCTACATTCCACCCCGTGAGAATATCTGGGAAACTAGCAATCCAATAGTCAAGGAAACAACGGAGCAAATGTTCTTCACCGTTACATAAAATATAAGTAACGTCATCTCTAGTGTTTTTATACGGTTTGGTACCCCATACGATGATCTTACGGCTGAAATAGTCTTGTACTGTAATGCTAAGAAGAGGTTCCGAGCATTCTTGCACGTTAGGAAACCCATTCTCACATGCCACCTCAATATCAAGAGATGTAATTTTAAGACTTTTAACTTCGTAATCAACTTCTTTCGGAAACTCTTCCGAGATGAATTGATAGAGATACCTGTCATATCCATGAACCTCGAAATTTTCTATGTGTTTATATTTCTCAGCAAAAGATCTTGCTTCTTTGACAGATTCAAACTTAACTGGTTTTGCATATCTACCATCGAGAGTTTTATGTTTAGTTTTTTTATCAGTGACAACAAAAAGAGTTGGTGAGAACTTGAACTTACGTTGAATACGTTGACCATTCTCGTACCCAAGATAGAGCAAGTTGTCACCAACCAGTTGAACGTTGGTATAGAAACTCATTTAGTCACAATCTCATACTTCTTCCTGATTTCTTCATCAGGTTCAACTATTGTAGCAATAGTTTCTGAATAAAGCAAGATGTCTGTATCGTTTGTGTAACGTGGCCAAGGTTCCAGAGTCCCATCTTCTTTAATAAGATATGGATCTTGCATGTGGCAACTAGGTTCTTCCTCTAGTTGTTCTGCCTTGGTAATTAAATGTATACCACTCTTAAGGATTATTAGTGCTATCTGCATCATCATCCTCCAATAATTTTTCTGCGTCTGCAAAGAGTTGTTCCATATCTAATTCATCCTCAGATGTACCAGATATCATAGCTTCATGTCGTTTGAAGTTCTCTTCATAATTTTCTTCTTTAATGGCAGTTAGATACTGTTCAGCAATATCATCTAAGGGATCATATGCAGTCAATACATGATGACCTGGTAAAAAGAAATCTCTCTCTTTACTCAATGGTGCCCATGGAAACCATGATACTTGATAACCTTTTTGTTGATTAATTACAATCCCTTCTTCAGCGTTAGATACAATATCTAATCTAAATGGTTTGTGCATATGAAAACCTATTGGATCTTTAGTCTCAGGATCTACAATTTCTTTTACTTCTGTAATGACTTCTTCACCAGATTTTAATAATAAAAGTTTTACGCTCATTCTACACTGCCACCCATCTTCTGTACGTTAGTAATATATGTATCACGAAGACTTGGCATAGGTTCTAGTATGGTTACAACCATATTATGATTTAATGGAATTTTTACTTCTGGAGATAGTGGACACCATGGAGAGTAGTGTACTTTTACTTCTGGGTCAGTAACAATTCCTGCACTGTCAAGTTTAGGTTGATCGTACTCAACTTTATATGGATAGTTTGCAATGTATGCTTGCCTTGCACCACTTTCTTTATCAACTGCTTCTTGTAAATCACAGATAATAGTATCTCCATTAAACATCACAACTACCTTCACTCTTTCTGACTTTACTAAAGGTTGAGTAGGAGTAGGAGGAGTAATATTGATAGGTTCTTTCTTGCTTTTTGCCATGTCAAAAATGCTTTTGTTTATATTATAAAGGAGGTATCAACAAATGTCAATACCCCCTATGTATGCTAGATAAAATCTTTTCTAGCGTGATGTTCTGGAACTACTTTTCCCAATTTAACCACGAGCAATCCGTCTGTGAATTCGACTCCTCGTATCTCGGTATCATCTGAGAGTGACCAGACCCTAGAGAAGGAGCGAGCGGCCACTCCTCTATGTCTAAACGTTCCATCATCCTCCTGTTTTTCTTTGCTGCCTTCGACATGTAGTTTTCCAAACTCCGTAAAGACTTTAAGCTCATCTTTTTTGAAGCCCGCCAAGGCAACTTCCAACCTCGATTCAACATTGTTAATTTCTATAATGTTATATGGTGGGTAGTTTGAAGTTGTATCTACACCATTCCAGAATCGATTGAGGTAATCGTCCATTCCAATGCTGTTTCTATTAATCTTCTCCATTAGTTCTGGAAGATTTTCAGCATAGTATCTTGCTAAATTTGTCATTTTAGTTCTCCTTAAATAAGCGAGTATGTTAATTGTGTACCCGAAGCGTACACATACTATTTAAGCACGAACTATAAAAATACGTTATGGTATATACCGTAACTATAAGTACGGTTAATCCTCTTTCTTTTTACCGATGTTATACTTACTCTCTAATGTCCAGTCCCCTTTCTCTTTATAAGAGAGAACTTTTATCTGACTTAGAGGTGCTACATCTGCAATATTTTCTTTAGCAGAGATAGATATCAAACCCCAATCACTCAGTAATTGTACGATACGATTTCTTCTTTGTACATCATTAATGCTTAAGTTTGCTTTCTTACCATCAAGAGCAAACAGTTCCTTAAAATGTACGATATAATATTTGCCTTGTTTATGTAAGATGTGACAAGACTGATATAATTTTTTCTCTTTACGTGAAGCTACACCAATTCTCGTAAGAGTTTCTCTAACCTTTAAAAAGTCATCTGGTTCTTTGAGCACGACTTCCACCATGCTTTCAACCGTCCATTTAACTTCATCTGAGATCGCAGTCATCGTTTACCTCCCATGTCATGTTTGTTACGAATGTATTCAAGTTGGGTTTTGGTTAGAAGACTTACTGCGACCTTCGCTTTTTCATTACTATAACCATAGTGTTTTTTAACAAGATCCAGATCATCAATCTGTTCTTTCTTCAACCAAGGGGAAAATCTTTTCCTTTTCCGTAAAGTATATAGGAAGAAACTATACTGCATATCCTTATCAAGGTTGCTATACTTGTTCATCTCATTTGCAAACAAGACAGTATCAAGGTGTCCTGACAAACACCTGTTGATAATGTATGGAGGATAGGATGATATTGCATCTGCATCTTCTTCTATCAGATTGTTCTTGTTAAAGTTGATTGAGTTGAGCCAGTCTTTGAGTTCAAGTTTCATAATAAAAATCTTTCTGGAATAAAATCTGGATCCGATACTGACTTGTAAGTTACATTCCCAGATATAGATATCCTTTCATCATCCGATGTATAAAAAGGATGCACTTGATGTTGCATGCTACATGGGAATATAATAAATCCTCCATCATGTAAACCTTTAGTCAACATAAAAGGTTTCTGGCACATATTACCAAGAAGATTATAATAAGTCAAAGAGAAACAACTTGCTGCTGGTGAAGCAGAACTCTTTACAAAAGGAAGTTCCATCTCATCTTCTATGTTATATGGAATCTGTACCCAATAGACAAAACTATACAAACCAAAATGTCTATGAATTGGATTGAACTCATGTTTCTTTTGAAAATTAATCCAAATATCTAATGGCTCCCATACCATATCTTTTTGATCATTCCCTGTCATTTTGTCTAGACCTTGATATATTACAGGAAGTATCAAGTCACGCATAGCGTCACTAGCACCAACTGATGCTGATATATTTCCAGCTAAACTGCCTGATCTAGTTTCATTGTCTCTATCTAGATGACACTGCTCTAACACCTTAGCGTTGAATTTAGGATGACACTTACTATAAGGAACTATTAGATTTGAAAACTGAGTTAACTCATCAAATACAATAGGAGTGTCTACTATTGTTTCAAAAATTTTATCAGGTTTCATTAGAATGTTCTTATAGGTCCTACAACACCAGTTCTAGAATTATTGACACGATAAATTTGTGTCCTTCCATCTTTGGTTTGAACATGGACTTCTTCACCCATGATAATTGCTGATTGTGCATTAGGTGCAAATGTAGATAGTCCTCCTCTACGTGTATTGTAGAGTTGACAGTATCCACTAGATAGCACTCTCACTCCTAAACTTTCCATAATTAAGACAAATTAATTCACGACGTTTTGTTTGATCTATCATGTATGTACCTGTAGATCTCATTGTATAAGTATGAGCAAAATCATACTGTCTCCACTCTAAAAATCTGTCAACGATATCAGGGTGGTTATTATATGATATCATGACATTACCCATTGTGTCATCCATGATATCAGCAAATCTTGCATGATCAAAACCTTTATGCATATTACCTTTGTGGCCATATAGGTTATCTTTAATATTGTATGGGGGATCAACATAGATGAATGTATTATCATCACACTTAATCTCACCACGTCCTAGACAATCTGCTACAAGATCAGCATAGTCTAAACATGTAATCTTCCAATTTTTAATTAATTTAGAATACGATGGTAACTTATCAATACCACGCATAGAAAAATTAGAATCACTTGCTGATGCTGAAAACGCACTTGATTCAGTAAGACCACTAAAACTACATTTGTTTACAATATAAAATGCAACTGCTCTGTCTTTTCTATCTAATGATAGATCATTTACTTTATCCTTACCATCCAGAAATAATCCTTTAGCAGAACCTTGATCTGGATATCTAGATTTTAATTGTTGCAATTGATCATGAAGATAATCTCCATTGTCTCTGAGTTGTACCCAGAAATTATACAATGGTTCATAGAAATCATTAACCCAAATAGACAAATCAGGATAACGTTTTGTTATCTCGATTGCCATACTACCACCACCTAAGAATGGTTCACGATACTCCGTGATCTCAGCGGGTAGCCACTGACATAACTTAGGAACTGCTCTTGACTTACCGCCAGGATATCTTAGTGGTGTTTTAAGGTTCATTCTTCTACTGATTCTAATTCTTCTATTGCATCTACTGGCACTTCATTGCCACCTATACTATACCAGTGTTGTGGGATACCGATACTATCTTTTCTTACACCTAAGTATGCTAGATCACTAAAGGTATGTTCTCTTAGCATTGCCTGTAATCTCCAGTGTATTAGTTCAGACTTCTTCATCTGTCTCTAACCAAATAATATAATCATCAGGATCTAACTCAGTAAGATCCAGTTGATCTCGACCAAAATCACCTGTTGGAGGTGGGATCAAAGGTTCATATCTACCACGAGGAATGGTAGGGGCATCAGGTATAAGCACTTCTAGTGCTGTGTCAAACCATCTATTCATAGACTTTGCCATAGCACGATATGATGTGCCAACATAGATTTGGCCTGCTACAACTGCTACAGTTGCAGTTCCCCAGAATAGATAATACCATCTGGATTTCATTTGTGCTCTAATTTTTTCTCGTTTGCTCATAATCATTTGAATTCACACTCCACCATAATTTCAGTAAGTGCTGCTAGTAAATTAATTTCTTGGTCAGCAACAAATGCTGATTGGTATTGATACTTGGCTATAATTAAAACTGCTTGAGGTATGCTAGTAGGTACAAGGGAATCATACAAACTATCATATACAGTTCTTAGTATAGCATTAGGATCATTGTCAAGATTGGTAACTATCCACTTACGAACAGTGGAAAATTCTTTATTCTTTAACGCTGATACAAGTTCTCCAAGTCGAACCTCATTTAGTACCGCCAGAATGCCAGTGTCGATAGACCCCGATGCTGCATACCTTTGGAGTTCGTTGAGTGTCCTTCGGAAGTCTGGGAAGTACTTCTGAACGACCTCAGCGACCACTGCATTATCAAATTGTATATCTTCTGCGGTAAGAATACCACGACACCGTTCAAAGAATTGAGCAGCGAGTTGTTGTTTGTTCTTTCCTCTGACATTACAATCAATAACAGTTGTTCTAGAATGAAGTGGTTCGATAATTTTGTTCTTGAAATTGCAAGTAAATATAAACCTACAATTTTTTTGGAACTCCTCAATAGATGCACGCAATAACAACTGCACATCATGTGTGGTGTTGTCTGCTTCATCTATGATAATGACCTTATGCTTAGATGATGAGGTCAAAGATACAGTAGATGCAAATTGTTTAGCACTATTACGTACAGTGTCCAGAAAACGACCCTCATCTGATCCATTGATCACATAAGAATCAACTCCTAGTTCATGACACAATGCTTTTGCAACTGTGGTCTTACCAATACCTGCAGTACCACATAGGAGTAAGTTAGGAACCTCCCCCTTCTTAACAAAAGACTTAAATGTATTTTTGATGTCTGTTGGTAAGATGCAATGTTCAATATTTTTGGGACGATACTTTTCGACCCAAAGAAAATCATCCTTCATACTTAGAATCAGGCTCCAATGCAATTAGGTACTCAAGATCTTTGTTTGCATCTCTGAATAGTGATGCATTTGATTTACTAATAACAACTTCGTAGTCACCTGGTAACAACTTTAGATTTTCTACTTTGAAATTAAAGGAGAAATTCTTATCTGTTCTTCCTACATCAACAGCATAACTGTTAGAAGTATCATTCTTTTTGTCACGAACAACAAGTTTAATACTAGAACCATCTCCAACAACGGCCAGATCTTCAATCTGATAAATTGCTGCTGCCTTAATAACATTTGAGATGTCACTCCATGCTACTGTAAAGCATACATCTTTACTTGGAAGTTCTACTCTGTTCTCAGGAGGAGTAATAATAGTTGATGGATCAGCAAAGAAATACCTAGAGGAGTTTTTCTTATCTTTGATAATTACATAGTTGTCATTCTCAAAGTAGAAATCTGGATTGTCAAACAAAGTAAGTCCAGATAGAAACTCACTCAAATCATAGATAGCAAAATTCTTTGGAAACTTCTCCTCTACAACTGCACGAGACAAAATGTTTTTCTGGATGGATAGAGTTGACAACTCTGTACCTTCCTTAAAACAAATTGATTGATTGATGTTAGAAAAATTCTTGAGAATATCAAGAGTGCTTTTTGATAGTTTCATTTACTAAAATAATATAATAGTACACAGTAGTGCACCGCCTTAAGAATGTCATCTTGGGGACGACCTTTTTTATTGTATCTGCTTAGATACTTAATTGCATTAGATCTACAGAACGCTTCTGCATCACCAATTGATTCGATGAGATCAAGTGTTTGAATGTTTGACCCCTCACTAGTATAGTGGGCAGAGTATGTACTTTCAATGTACTTCTTGGCCAACTCAAGTGTTTGATCTTCTTCATACTTACACTTTGACATAATAGGATAATCCTCATCAAGGGTTCCGTCCATGACAGAACCCGCTAAACTCCATGCATTAATCATACCACATTATACCTCAAAGTCAACGTCTGCGTCAACCTTGTCGTAAAGTTCTTGGAACGCTTGCTTTGTCTCCTCATCAAAACGAGAGATACATGTAGTGATTGCCTTAGCACGATTGCCAAAGATTTGAAATGCCTTGACAATGTGAACAAGTCTACGAGTAGAGATGATCTCATCTACACCACCATCATAGAATGTTCTACG